CTTATACCTTTATTTAATATATACTCACCTATCATTGTATCATAAACTCTACCAGAATATTTAAAACCAGATTCTAATAACCACATTAAATCAAATTTTATATTATGTCCTATTAAAAGTGTAGTCTTATCTAATATAGATTGTATATTATGAAAGCAACCTTTATCTATTCTCTCACTATGATTTGTAAAATAATATTCATCATTAATTCCTACACTAACTAATATATTATCTTCATGAAATGGTGATGGATCATACCCACCATTCTCATTTCTTTGCCATGATGTTTCTACGTCTACTGTTGTTATCATACCTCGTACCTACTTATCGCCCTTCTAATGGTACACACAGGTTCACCATGATAACCATTTATTTTATTTTTACTAATACATAATGTTCTTATTTTATTCTCAGCATCTGTGTTGGCATTTCTACCTATACCAATAATAAGATCAGCTTCAGCTGCCTTACCTGTTTTAGAGTTTTCCATCTGATCAAACGAAATACTATTTCTATTATGTGCATCAGCTGATGCCTGTGATATAGCAATGACCGCACAGTTTCTACGTTTAGCTATTTCTCTAACACTTGTATATATCTGTCTTAACTTCTCATCTGTTCTTGCATAAGTTCCCTTTACATTTACTTTATCTAATTGATCTATAATAATTATATCTGGTTTATTTTTTTCACAGTGTGCATCTATATCATCCATTGACCAATCGACTGTATCAAACATAAATAAATTATCTTTTATACCACTCCATTTTATTTGTGCAGATGATTTATTATCTAATATCTCATCTCTAGTCATACCTGTGTAAGCTGATATTGCTCTTATCTGAGTTCTTATTGCAGGTTCCTCATTAATAAATGCATGTACCTTTGCACCCTGTGCACAAAATCCATCTGGTGCTGCACATAAACTAACCCAGAAAGCAGTCTTACCTGTCTCTGGTCTAGCAAAAGCTATCATAAGATTACCACCACCAACACCACCTACGTTTTCTCGCAATACAGGTATATTAAATTTCCATTTAGTTGTAACATTTAAAAGATCTATTACTTCAGATATATCTTTTGTAACTGCAGGTGCTTTATCTTCTGTAATAGTAGTCTTATGTTTATCAATCATACTAACTATCTCTGAAAAATTAGCATCTTTACCATTAAATATTTCTGTTGCCTCTATACCTATTCTCTGTGCTAAATCTCTATCAGATAATATTCTAAGTATATCTTTAGCTACCTCTTTGTTTGGCTCTTGAACTTCTTTTATATCCTCTACTAATTCACTAAACTTTTCTTTAGCTGCTCTTGTAAGTGCAGGATTAAATCTAACAGTATGCAAAGAATAAAGATCATCTACCTTTATATCATCTTCGTATTCTTCATGTGCTTTCTGAACTGTCTCATACAAAGAATTAATATCACCTCCAAAAACTGTGGGAGATAATATACTTTTATTCTGTGTATAAAAATTTTTATTAAGCATAAGCCTAATCATTTGTTTCTCAATCATTTTTTAATTCCTTTAATAAAATTTGACTTATTGTTTCTGCAATTGATTGATCTCTCTGATTCCAATCTGGTTTATTAGATTCATATATATCCCATTTCCACTCATTCCATTTATCTAATATTTCTTTTTTCATATCTTCAGTCATAAAACATTCTCCTTATTTGCTCTGTATTATAGTATTTAAGGTCATCCTCTATTGCTTTAACGATTACATTATCAAAACCAGATGATCTTAAATCTTTTGCCATGTCATATGATTTAGATGTTGCATCTCTATCTAAACACACATATAAATTTTTATAAGGTCTTAGATGTTCTAGGTGTGATGATTTTAAACTAGTACCCATTATAGCAACACCAGTTAATACATTAGATACTGCACATGCTGATGGGCAATCTTCTACAATTACAACATCTTCGCAGTCACCACATTTAAATGGTACATCTTTACTACCATACATAAACCATTTTGGAAACTCACTTTTATTTAATGCTCTACCTACTGCACCAACTATCTTATGATTTAATCTATTTTTAACCAAGAACACAACTCTATCTTGTCTTACATCATATTTAAAATCTGCTCTACCCCAAGACCAAGACTCCCAACAATTATTTTTATTTAACCAGTGCATAGCTTTATCATTAGAATATATTGATTGAAAACTATCTGGTATCTCAAAGTCTTTATCATGCACATGTAAATCTTTATTACCAAAAAAAACTTTCTCTACATAATTCATATCTTTATCTCCTATACTTTTGCCTCTTGCTTTACAAGTTGCATGAAAACAAAACCAATATAATTTATTTTCTGTAGTATCTATTGATAATGTATTTTTATTATTACAGAATGGACAGTCCATTCTTGTTTGTATATCTTTTGATAATGACAAACCTTTTATAACTTGTAGCTGTTGTTTATAATTCAAATATTTAATTCCTCATATGTTATAACATACTTGTCTGTCATATAAAAATCAGATGCCTCTATCTTCATTAATTTATTATTTAAATAATAAGCTACACTATTCTCTATCGTCTCTATTGTTGGATCCTTCTCTAATGGCATAACTGCTACTGCCTCTATTCCTAGTCCTATTAATCTTACTTTGTATTTTATCATAATCATTTCCCTTATCATCTTTTTTATCTTTTGTCAAATTGTTTTTTCTTAATTTCTTATAATAATTAGGATGATAAAATGTCACAGTTTACCTTTTCTTTCTTTTCTAGTTATATATGGTACTTCTAATACTTTATAAGATGAGTTACCTTTTTTATTTTGCCAATTTATATGGACAAACTTATCATTATCAATAGGTTTGCCACCATATTTTATTATGGCTTTCTTTAAACTTCTAGCCTCTATTACTTTTTTTTCTCCATCACCTCTTACAAATGTATACTCTCTCATAGTTCCTCCATTATATATCTCTTGAGTTCTTTGTCCTGTACATTATCTGGTATATTATTCTTGTAAAATATCTCATAACTATCACTACCATATTTACCAATACCAAATAATTGCTTAGCATCTTTGCCATCCCATGTCAAGTAATCTTCAGACATTCTTAGTAATCTTCTTGCTCTTACATATTTTAATCCTAAATCTTTTAACATATCTGCAATAATCTCTACGTCTGCACGTAATAAGGAATGCTCATCAGGAAACCTCCTAAAAAATTTTGGTAGTATCTTCTTAACTATCTTACGATTAGTCTGGTTCAAACATATAACACCAACCATGTGTTGCCATCTACTATCTACCTGTTGCTGTACCATAAGATCTTCACGCATAGGTTTTATCTTACTCTTCTCATAAGCTATTGATCTATTCTTACTTATCATATAATCTATTACATCATTCATTGCTATCCTTTGTTTTATCACCATAGACAATTTCTATTTTTCCATCCTTTAATACATATTTATTATTTGGATCTAAGGCTTCATCTTTATTATTTTTTAACTCTACACCATCTGCCTCTAGTTTATCTAACATGTTTAAACCTTCGACAATACCCTGTGCAGTATAAATATTATCACAGAAACAAACTACATTCTGTTTACCATTCTGCAAATCATACATCACTGCATTTTTCTTAGCATAGTAATTACCTTCATATGTATTTTTAACTAGCATATCTTTTGTTATTATATTATCATCAAGTATCATTGCTTTTCTCCTTGTCCTCACAGTACTCAGTTAAAAAAGTATCAACAGTTGATGCTGTGTCATCATCTATATCTGTAATGGTATCTGTATACCAAGTACCATCTGGTCTTTCCATTGTTGCAACTATTGCCCAACCTGTACATTTATGTTTCATTCATCCTCTTTCTGATTATAAAATCTTACGCTTATCCAAATACCATTTTCAGTACAGCTTTGTATCTCCCACTTATGTGTAGGACATTCTTCTAACCATTCTTTTATTTCTTCATCATGTATCTCATCCATATCAATGCTCCTTATAACTTACTTGTTTAACTTTACGACTCCAACAGGCACGACAACTACCACACTCACCATCTTGTTTGTATGCAGGACATTCCCTACCTTTATGTCTCTTGTTCTTATGTACACCAGATGTCCACTTCCAAAACTTAGGCGGTGGACTATCTACTTTGATTGCAGATACACGCAGACATAGATTGTCTGGTACATCCTCCTCTTTTACTTTTTGTATTATCTGGTATTCTCTTGTAGCCAACCAGTGATTTATGTGGGGTGTAAGTTCACATATCTCAAATATCTTCATCAGATGTGAGTAAGATTGTAAATCTCCAGAGTCAAACCAACGATGAAAAAGCCTTGATTTATCTAGGTTTTTGTACTTTTGGGTAAGTAGTTCTGCCATATAATCTACCCACTCTGGCATCTCGATAGCCTTACGTCTTATCTCGTGTGCATCAAATACATTTCTAAAACTATAATGACCTTTCAATGCATAGCATTTACTACAGATAGTGCCAGGTATCTTTGCTAACTTACTACCTGTCACACATTTCTTAGCAGATATACCCCACGCATACGAAGGCATCTTACTAGGGTTTGATAATGTGCCTATCTTTTTTTCTATATCTTTTATCTTCATACTATTAATCCTATAATAAATCCTGCTAAAAAGCAAACAAACTCTCTCCTGTAATAAAGAGATAATATATTTATTTTTTCTAATATCTTTTTCATAGTTTTAAATCCAATCTTCTAATTGCAAATCTTAATTTATCTTTATCTATCCTACCAGTTTTATATTCCTCTGATAATTTATCATATAGTTTTACAATATGATCTTGAGTAGTACCGATGTGATCACATATTGTTGCACAGGCTTTTGTTCTAAACCAATTTCTAGCCTGCTGTATATCAGCCATTGTAAGATTTGTAGATACACTTAATTCAAACGCATCTTCCATTGTCTGTTTTATTATAGCTATCAATATATTTTCCTCTGGTGTTCTTGATTTTGTTTCTGTAATTAATTTTTCCATTACTTATCCCATTGTTGTTGGTGGAACAAAAGTTTTTCTAAGTTCTTCTTTCCATTCTTTTACTTTAACAGCCTCTATCAATTCATCTTTACTCCAACCTAAACCTGTTTTAGCAGAAGTAATTGCATGTAGCCATTTACCTTCTTCACAATCTTTTTTAATTGCACTTATCCATAGATCATCAAATGTCATATTATCTTTCTATTGTTAATTGTAGTATTATATACCATATTGTCTGCAAAAAGTCAATCTGTCGCATTGAATTTAATGCAGAAATATGATATGCTTACCTGTCAATGCAGGGGGGGTTAGTATATAGTATGTCTACTCTTGCCAAGGTTTTTTATCTTTTAAGTATTTTAATAATTCTTTTCGCTTTTTATATTCTTCTACTTTATTTATAATTTTATAGGCAATGATTGCCCCTACTATAAGGGCAACCATATTAAATATAAACATATGTAATCCATGATAAAAGGTCACTATACATTTCTCCCAAGATTACTTAGGGCTTTGTGATAGAAGAATATGAAGTGATCACTGGATACATATCTCTCTATCTCTGAGTCTCTTGCCTCATTACTTTTGACAGAGTCCATAGTACTATTATCTATTCTGTATTCTTCGCTACCTTTCTTACCAATTCTAATTGCTCTTTTATTATGAGAACTATAATTAGTTAGTGCATTGTACACATCATACAAAGTAGATTTATGTATATCTGTTTCTAAAACACTCTTTAGTAAGTTATATTTATTATCAGAACCATTAGAGAACTGTTTAAATATACTATCTACCTCACCACTTGATAGTGATAAACTATTGTATACCTCAAACTTATCTTGCATCTTCTCAAATGTAAGACCAAGATGTTCTAATTTTAAAAAAGAATGATCGACATCAAAGTGTGTTGTGTGTTTCTTAACTGTCTCACCTAGACTATCAAATGTTTTCATACCATTAGCACATATCAATCTTAGAAACATTGTTCTTATCTGATATACTATTGATGCATCATAACTAGATACAACCTCAATACCAAACTTTAGTTTATCATTTGGATTAGTTGTCATAGCATGTGGACTAAACTTACTACCATCATCAAATAATATTCTTAATTTAAGATAGTTTAGATCTGGATGCACATTAAATTGTATTGTAGTATTAGCTAAACCAATACCATATTTAAGTAATGCATCGGATAATCCATTAAGTATTTTAGCATAAGGTACTAATTGATAATTAGATCCATGCAAATGTATTGCACGATTATTATCCATATTTAGTACAGCATACGTAGGTTTATTTAGTTTAAAGAAGTCAGCACTAACATGTTCTATACTACGCAACTCAACATTAGCTGTTGCTCTATTATACATGTCAGAGTGATTGTCCTGTAATGTCTTAATTAATGTAGACATATTTATCCTCCGTTGTTGTTGATTAAAAAAAAGGATCTCTAGCAGGTTGTCCGTGTATCCCTGCTAAAGACCCAACTATGTTGTATCAGAATATTATCGTGAAGTCAAATTACTTCTGTTCGTAATCTTCAAATTTTTTTTCTGATAAATCTGTGATAAGTTTGTTTGTATATTTTGGAAAGGTTACCTCATATACATCATGTGTATCTAAGTATCTGAATTTATAGACTTTTTTGCCTATCAATAAATATTTTAATCTCTGATTAAGAGGTACATTTCTAAACTTATAACCACTCTTAACCTCTACATCCGTGACTAACATATTATTTTCTGGTGTGGTAGTTCTCTTCTTACCTTTTTTATACAGTCTCTTACCAGTCGTACCATCAACATGAAACTTTCTATTCTTAGTGTCAAATCTCATGATTCTTTTCTCGCCAATAATTCCAGGTCTTTCACCTATCTTATAGAAACAGGCAACACCTTTCTGTGCTTTATACTTAACGATCTCTTTATCTACAAATGTATGTATTTCATTCTGATGTAGTATAACTTGATCAGCTTTATCTTTTTTTACTACTATTAACATATTTCCTCCATTGATTAATTTTAAAGGGGCAAGAGTGTATACATTTTTCACTAGCCGTTGTTAGTCTTGCCCCATTCCTTTCGGGTGCTTGTACTACTTAGTACCAATTTTCGTACAAGCGGTTATCTGCTCATATTACTATCCAATCAATGCTATAGTTCACCTATGGACTATCTTCATACAAGCGGTTATCGGGGTAGGACATCTCGAGATTTATTACAAGTGTGCCGACCTACCCCCCTTGATTGTAATCGATCATTATACAAATTGTAATATGTAGTTCCTTACATTAAAGGGGAGATCACCCCATCAATTTGTGGTTCGTTAGAAAACAAAAAAGGGCAACCAACTCTCGCTGATTGCCCCTAATTAGTATCAGATTATCTGACTGGTGTCAAATTAGAATGGTAGTAATCCCCATACTTTCTGTGCATAAATAAAAGTATAAGTTCCAATTACTTCTGCTTTATATATTAGCCAAGACATAATTATATTACTCCTAGTATTGTTAAAATTATGTAGCCATACAAAATTACAGCTACATTAAATATTGCTACTTTGATACTCATAGTTTCATACTCCTTTTAGTTTGATCTGTTTCTTACTTTTAAATAGATTTCCCAATCACTAGGATTTTGAAATTGACAAGCATGAAATTTCTCTTCAGCCTCCTGCCAACCATCAGCATCTATATAAACTTGAAGATTAATTTTTCTATTACTAAACATGTAAGTATTATTTACATGATCATCTTCTAAATTATTGATTATATTTTCTGAGGGTTCAGCCATTAATTACCTCCTACATGATGGTCATTACTATCATAGCCAGTGACCTTCTTATCAAAATCATCTGGTACTAGTTTAAACTCTTTCTTGATACTAACAAATTCGATACAATTAATTTCCTGTACCATTGTTATACATCTACGAAAGTCATCACATATATCCAGAGGTATACCATCTGCCTCAGTAAGTTTCTTGGCAGTCTCCAGAACCTTAGCGATAATATCTTTTTTCTTCATATGTTCTCCTGTTATTAATTAATTAATATCTATTGATACCAAATAAAAAACCCCCTGTCAAATGAATGACAGAGGGCTTTGGTTATTAACCAGTTAAGATTTTAACTAGGGGCATTATTACAATCATCATAAAAGGTATGCCCATAATTAAAGTATATATCAAGTACATATTAGCTATCCTTTCTACTTATTGATTATAAAAATAAATTACAATAATAAATAAATCTTGTCAAACGCTTTGACATAACCTGCGTAATGTTATACAAATGTAAATGTACACGTTCAAGTCGGGCAAGATCAGTATAGCTTAACCACTTGAGCAGGGGGTGGGTAGTTGCAACAAAAAACACCTACTGCTAGACTTTAGTAAGTACAATTAATGAAAGCTAAAGTTGTCCGAAACCTATGCGTTGGATATGAAATCATCAAGTATCGTATGTACATACTTTACAAGATGCCAACGCATCAGCCCATTTAAAAACTATGAAAGATTTTTATTTAATATTAATATATTTTGCAATCATGTTTATACTAAGTTATTTAGTAGCTTGGCATAATGGTTATGTAGTTTGACACCACCTATCACAAATGTTATAAATAGATAATCAATTAATTAATGGAGAATATATATGCCAAAAGATACTGAGCAAACATTAGGTGTTTATTTTGTAGGATTACCTAATGCAATGCCTATCAAGAATGTCACTAATTCAATTGTTGATAAAGTTCAACTTACTCGATCCAACAAAATGTTAGCAGAGGATATGAAGGAACTTGAACCTATTATTCGCATGTTGAAAAAAGATTCATGGTCTTTTGATAATGATCCAGATTGTGCCAAACGTAATACAATCATGGCTATATTAGAGGACTTTGATACTCCCTAAAGTTATAAACATGAACTGGAGGTCACATGACATAACTGGTTATTATTTTTTTAACCTCGATCAATAGTTAATAACTAAGAGCATAGCGGAGAGTTTATCTTCGCTATGTCTTAATCAAAATCCCACCACATTTCCCACACAGTTTTTTATTCACTATGTCTTAATCAAATTACCCTATTTTTTTTCACGTGTAAGTTGTAGAACATTTGTGGAACATTTTCACACGTGGAAGAGTTCTTGTTTTGTTCTATTTAGCTATGAGGTATGCAGAAATTGCATAGGGTGAAGGCACTTAAATAGCTATAAAAAATAGCTATAAAAAAACTTATTTTAGGCATATGATTGACATATTCATGCCTTAAATATATAAGAATATGTATATAGTTTTATTTATTAACCAATTAACAGAAAGGCAAAAATGAAACTAAAAGAAAATAAAAAAGTAGATCCAAAAAAAGTAGATCTACAAACTGACACTTGGAACATGGTTAAAAGTGTTGCCAGTAATGAAAAAAGCAACAACGGAAGAATGTTGTATATTGCTAAAAATACTTTCAAAATGTTTGAAGATGGAATTTTAGATTTTTCAAATTATTTTGATAAAGGTGAAAATGATGTATCAGCTAGAAAAATGTTTTTTTCTGGTGATGACAGAAAAACCCTTATAGCTAAAGATTTTGGCAAGTTTACAAATCAAGTTCTAGTTCCCGCAATGGGACAGAATTTGGCGGATATTCAAGTTAAAAGCCCGTATGAATACAGGGTTTTAACCGAGGTATCACCGTTAGTTATGTTCATGATTTGTAATGCTGATGTTTACAAAAACGGAGATTTTTTAAACGAAGAAACTGATCCTGTAGAATTCAGAATTAGTAAAAAAATCTTCTCAGCTACAGCTACCGAAGTTGAAAGTGAAAGAGTTTTTAAAGAGGGTTTATTCCAAAACTTCTTTTTGAAAACTGAGAAGGGCAAGGATTATTATTGCACTTTTAGAGGCGATCGTGGTATTGTTGAATTTGTTAAGCAATACTTTATGCCAAAAAAAATAGCATCCGAGAATGTAGCTAATGCTGTTGAAAGCCCATTGTATAAAGCCATGGCAAAAGTTAATGATCTAGAAAAGGGTATTTTAGGCACAACCCATCATTTAACTAACGTTGCTAAATCGGAGCAAGGAAAAGGCGGTAATCCAGATCAAAGGTTATTGAATGAAGTTAATCAGATTAAAACTTCAGCCGAGAAGTTTATAGATTTACTTTCTAAAAATAACTCACCGATTGCCCAAAAGGGATTATTGGATTTACATTTGTATATTCTTCAGAAGTTCGAAGATCAGAATTTCAAGGAATACATGAAATCCAAAACCAAGGCTAAGCTAAGATTTTTTCCTGTAATCAACAACGAGGAATTTGATATTACTACAGGTGATTTTCATAAATACGTAAGCAACTTCAAATAATACCAAATAGTTAACAGGGGGTTTCTAGGTACAAAAACCAGAGATCCCCTTGGTGTTTCTAGGCGTTAACTAATTTATAATAATAAAAATTTTAAAATTTGGCATGGGGTTTCACCCCCTACAACCCCCAAAAAAGGACTAAAGGCTCTCAAGGTCAATAAGGAGTCGCACAGCGACCCTCATATTTTCCCATAGGTACTAAACAAAATTTTCTTGGGTACACCCTATGCGTGTGCCAGGGGGGTAGTCCTATATACTATATATACGGAAGCCAGAAAATCCCCAAAGTCTATGTTAACTACACTCGGGGCTATATTTCAGGGCTATATATTCCGACAATATTCCTAGGAATACCCTATATACCCACTTGTAAATATATGCCTATGATATATATATAGGCTCCCTGGGGGGTTCCTATGAACATTATACACCTCACGTTCAATTTTGTCTATGTCTATAGTGTCGCAGTCTAAATTATTTAAAAATAAAACTTGACAAAATTGATATTCGCCCTTATAATAGAACTTATATATTATTCAAAGGACACACAGACACATACGATAGCCAGTAGGCAAAAAGAGGTCATCACGAATAATTAAATAACTATGAAATTTGAAGCAAACATACCCAGTTATCTCAGAACAGGACAAGGAGTATTCCCTGTCAAAGGTACAACTACACCTAAGGCAGAGAAAGAGACTAATTTCTTTAAACTAATGGAGAAAGGAGTTAACATGCCAGTCTCTAATGAGGTAAAATCTGTGGAATTTGCTAATATTGACGTACCAGGTCAGAACGAACCCCTAGATGCTGAGAATTTTCTTGAGAAAATGCAGAAGAAAGCACCTAGATTCAAACCTAGAATGGAAGTAGAACCTAAAATAGACTATGTTCCAGATGCTAGACCTGTAATGCCAATGGTTCCTATGCAAAGAATGGAACAACCAAGTATGATGGAGGCTAAAGCCGATGATTCAGATATCTTCATTGGTTAAGAAACTTCCATTTAAAGAATTAATGGAGATTATAAATGCAAACAATGGATTCTTCTATAACAAAGACTCAAAAAAGAAACTTGACCGATATGCAGGAAAAGTTTCTAGACGTATTGTTCGGAGAGGCACAGGGAAATCCAAGAGAGGCAGCGAGAATAGCTGGATATTCTGATCACAGTTATCCTAAAGTTGTTCGTAATCTCAAAAAAGAAATCACAGAGTTGGCGGAAACCCACTTATCAACGCACTCTGCTAAAGCGGCTACTAGGTTAACCACCTTACTAGATGAAGACGGCACTACACCACAGGCAGGTATTCGTCTAGCAGCCGCTAACTCAGTTTTAGATAGGGTTGGTATAACAAAGAAGGATCAGCTAGATATAAATATGAAAGCATTGCATGGAATATTTATACTACCAGCAAAAGATGGAACCAATAAAGATAAAAAAGAGAGCTAGAGTAGTTCCATTTGGTTTTAAACAATCAAGTGATCCAGATTATATAGAACCTATCAAGGAAGAATTAGATGCTCTTAGACAGGCAGAGACGTACTCTAAGACTTGTTCTCTAAGAGAGACGGCTCAATGGCTACACAGAAAAACAGGAAGATACATATCACATGTCGGACTTAAAAAAAGACTTGAACGAAATAGCACCACCAAAACCGAAGAAAGTAGTTCAACAGAAAGCCAAGAAGTCAGTCAAACAGATTCTAGCTCGCACTCGTAAGAAAGTTGCAAAGGCAGAACAAACATTACGTTCTGCTAAGATGTCTGCAGAAAATACGAAAAGTAAACTGTTAACTATTGATAAAGCATTAACAGGAAAAGACACACAGCTACTTACCGAGGACATAATAGACAGTGCTCCTAAGAATGTAAAAGAGCATATAAATAACCAAGAAGTTATCTTTAGACCTAACTCTGGTCCACAGACAGAATTTCTTGCATCCTCTGAGAGAGAGGTATTTTATGGCGGAGCAAGAGGTGGTGGTAAATCATATGCGATGCTAGTCGATCCACTTCGTTACTGCTCAAAGGCAAATCACCGAGCACTGTTGGTGAGGAGGACAATGCCAGAGTTAAGAGACTTGATACAGAAGTCTCAACTATTATACTCGAAAGCATTTCCTGGTGCAAAATGGAGAGAACAAGAAAAAGAATGGCGATTCCCTTCGGGGGCAAAGATAGAGTTTGGCTACGCAGAAAACATGACGGATGCGTTAAGATACCAAGGTCAGTCTTACACATGGATAGGAATAGACGAACTTCCACAATATCCTTCGCCAGATATATATAATTTTTTAAGATCTTCTTTAAGATCCGTTGATAAGGAGATACCTGTCTATATGAGAGCAACAGGTAATCCAGGTAACGTAGGATCACAATGGGTGCGAGAGATGTTCGTAGAACCTAGTGAACCAAATACTGCGTTTGATGTGGGGATAGATACGCCCAATGGAACAAAGTATATAACGAGAAGATTCATACCTGCTAAGTTGCAGGATAATCCTTATCTGATGCAGACTGATGATTATTATATCATGCTTGCATCTTTGCCTGAAGTACAACGTAAACAGTTTTTAGATGGAGATTGGGATGCATATGAGGATTCTGCATTTCCAGAATTTAGTAAAGTAACACATGTTGTTGAACCTTTTGAGATACCTAGAGGCTGGTATAAATTTCGTGCTGCTGACTGGGGTTATTCTTCTCCTGCTTGTGTTCTATGGTTCGCTATTGATTACAATAATAATATATGGATTTATAGAGAATTATATACTAAAAAGATTACAGCAGATGTTTTCGCAAGACAAGTAATAAACTTAGAACAGAATGAATATATTCACTATGGTGTATTAGATGTTAGCACATGGGCAAAGAGAGGTGATGTAGGTCCAAGTATTGCAGAGACAATGATACAGAATGGATGTAGATGGCGACCATCAGATAGATCACCTAAAAGTAGAATTAACGGAAAGTTAGAGATACATAAAAGATTAAGAGTTATAGACAAAGAACCAGGTATAAGAATATTCTCTAACTGTAAAAATTTAATAAGAACTTTATCTACACTACCAACAGATGATAAGAATCCAGAGGATGTAGATACTAACGCAGAAGATCATGCATATGATGCATTGAGATATGGATGTATGAGTAGACCAACACATCCTAAGTTTGCAAATAGATTTAACTCTACACTTCAAAATACATTTGAAGTATCTGATAATAAATTTGGATATTAATGCCACTAAATAAAAAAGGTAAAAAAATTAAAACATCTATGGTAAAACAATATGGCAAGAAAAAAGGTGAAGCCATATTTTATGCTATGGAAAATTCTGGTAAATTAAAAAGTGTCAAAAAGAAAACTTCCAGAAATAAATAAAAAAAATTTTCCCTACGATCTAGTTTTAGCATACTGGGAAGATATTGTTGGATCATGTGAATGGTCTGATATACCAGATATAAAAAAAGCGAAGACAGCTGTATGTTGTAGTTTTGGTTGGTTAGTAGAACAGAATGAGAAGACTACAGTTATCATGGCAGATTTTATATTTGAAGATAGCGGAGTGATAAAACAAGGTGGTGGACACACAGTTATACCTACCAAAAATATAATTAAGATAAAGAAGATTAAAATATAACAGGAGAATAATATGAATACATTCGACCCAAAAGCTAAAGTTAAGCAAGGTCAATTTAGTGATGCACCTGATGGGAAGAACCCAAACAGGGAACATACTAATATTGATTTTTCTAAACATGCTCCTAGAAAATATCAAGAGTTTGAGTACGATCAAAACGTACCTAGCGAACCAGGATCAAAGCATGTAGATGATTCAGTATTTAGAATGGCAGACGAAAAGGATTACTAATGGATGAAAATAATTTAGGTTCAGATAGAAACACTATACCAAAAATTTATGCGGGAGCAAATAATGGTAAAGTTACTCGTAAGAAAAAGCCAAAAGAAATACTAGATGAAGATCTAAAAAAAGCTACAGAAAAAAAAGATATAGGTGTAGCAAAAGCAGAAAAAACAAAAACTGCTAAGGATGATCTAAAAGTTGGAATAAACTATAGATTAGATCAAGGTAAGGCTTTACTTAAATTTGGAGCTAATACTATGTTTCAAAAAGGAAAAGACAAAGTGTACGGAACAATAGATTTATTAAAAAAGAAAATAGACTAGGAGGACAACAACTATGATGAAAAGATACATGGAAGGAGAACTTGCACCTGATGTTGCTAAAAGACCAAATGACAAATTGGAATTTAGTGGTGGATACAGCGGACCTAAATTAGGACCAGATGTAGAAGGTAAAGCTAAAAAAGCTAATAACAAAGTTGATCCAGCAATCTTTAGAATGGCTGAAGAAAGAGACTACTAATAAAAATTAATGCACGAAGAAGAAAATAAAACAGCTGACGAAGTCAGTGAGTCGTCACCTATTGTCGGACATATAAGAGAGAAGTTCTATCAATCAGAGAACTCTAGACTATATGATGAGAAAAGATGGTTACAGGCTTACAGAAACTATAGAGGACTATATGGTCCTGAAATGGTTTTTCGTTCAAATGAGAAATCAAGAGTATTTGTTAAGATAACAAAGACTAAAGTATTAGCAGCTTTTGGTCAGCTTATAGAAGTATTATTCTCTAGTGGTAAGTTTCCATTAGGTATTAATCCTACACAGG